GCTTGACCGTTGACGAGCATGGCAACTGTCAGCAATACACCTACTCTTGTACGGCGACAGAGAAATATACCGATCCCGGCAGCATGGACTGTGATTACGGTTCTGTTAACGGCGAGGCTGTTTGTGTCCCTAATAGCCCGGCGCCTAAGATGACCGAAAAAGATGTAAAAACGGACGTTAAGGAAACCATTAATCCTGACGGCTCCAAGAACACCGAGACAACCACCACAACCACTACAACCAATTGCACGGGCGTTGGTGCATGCTCAACTACCACGACAACTAACGTCAGCAATAACAAAACTAACGCTGATGGCTCCGATGGTGGTTCTTCTTCAAGCTGTACCGGTTCCGACTGCAAAGATGGCGACGGCAAGTCACAGAACGACCAGAAAAAAGAGGAGGAGGAGAGTCAGTCCAAAGTTACCGGTGGCGATAAATGCGATTCGCCTCCAGCCTGTACCGGTGATGCTGTCCAGTGCGCGATTCTTCGCCAGACCTACACGCAGCGTTGCGC